GGTTAGCTCTATGCGACTTTCTATAGCCCGCAATAAATTGTAGGCGAAAGTCGTTGGGTCGGCCATATTCTAGAAAGACCCCTTAAAGTTTTTTCCACTAACGGCGCCGCCTTTGGAATACTTGACGGGGCCACGGTCACTGTAACTTACGCCACCACCCATGTAGCCAAGTTCGTCTTTAACCATGCCGCCCATGTTTAGCTCATTACCTGTTGACGAACCATCGAATTCAACAGAACCCTTTCTATCACCATATGTGGTGATTGGACCTCTTGTTACGACCTCGTCACTTGGTCCTTGAGGCACAATAACGTTATATCCATCAACAGCACCATCGCCGTCTGTATCAACTGGAACAACTGTTCCGCCAATCTTATCGGCGTATTCTTCCGCTTCCGCTTGTTTGGAATAAGTTACACCTTCGGGCATTAGAAAGTCCCCTTTCCGCCGTTGTTGTTGAAATGACGGGCGCGGACCTGGTTCTCCGTACTCTGGATCAAAGAACTGTCCTCTTCCCGCTCCTCACGGTGATGACGCATCGAAGGCATCTTACCAAGGCTCAAAATCATTACAGAGCCGCCCATGTCGCGGTTCATCTCAAAACCACCCATACCTGGACGACGAGAGGTTTCCATGGGGGGAGCCATCATGCCGCCCATGTTCATGCTGTAAGAATCGTTCATCTTCTTAGCTTTCTTCATAAGACCACCTGCTTCCTTGTTAGAGACGCCCATCTGCTCGGACATCTGGTCAACCATGCCACCATCGCGGTATCCAGCCTGCATTTCTGCATAAGACTCGTCACTGATGGTGCTTTTCTTTGCGGAACGCGACGTTCCGGCCTTCTTACGCTTGTTAATGTTTTCAACCAAGGACATTCAACATCTCCATCTTTTACGGGCTTGTCTCAAACGGCTGTTGGGGTCCTTAGCCGCCTTCGGGAACTTCTTCATCTGGCCGGCAGACCTAGCGCAATAAGACTTACGTCTCTTCGCCGCCGTGCTGCCCTTCTTCACCTTGCCCGTAACAGCCGTCTTCAGCTTCGAGCCAGGATTCTTATCACGGTACGCCTTAACACCCTTCTTCGTCATTCCAGCGCCTTTGCTGGTCTTACGATAGTTTGCACCTTTACCCTTGGTGGTGCGGCGGATGGGCTTTTCTTTTTTAGCCATTTTGTTTCACGTGAAACATTACGCCTTCTTCCTAGCTTTCTTTTTAGCAGAAGCGGAAGGTAGTCCCGCATAATGATACAGTCGCTTACTCTTAGCTGTGTGCTTTGTACCAGAATGCAAGTCGCCATTAGCCATCTTGTGCGTGTCGCCGGAATGCTTTGTTCCGTCCTTGTAGTAATGCGCCATACCTTTTGCCATACTATGCTTTCCTCTTACGGGCTGAGTTCAAAGCTATCGCTATAGCCTGCTTCTTACTCTTAACCTTCGGACCCTTCTTGCTACCACTACGAAGTTTGCCACTCTTAAACTCTTTAAGAACCTTGCTTATCTTCTTCTTCCTTTTCCCACCAGTTAATTGCTTGCGGGTCTGGGACCGGGAAATAGCCACTAATTGCCTCTTCCTGGCGTATTATTATTGATGCGCTCACGGTTAACTTCCGCCCGTAACAAGGCAATATCCTCTTGTGAGTCGATCTTCTCAGCAGCCATCTCTTCCTTGGCCTGTTCCTTTGAGACATCCAGCAGCAGACGTTGGTCAAATTCGGTAGATTTACGCTGTAAATCAGCGGCCTTGATATCAAGTTCCTTGGACCGAAGCTCTACCAGAGGATCAACTTGCTCTTCTGGCGAGGGCATAAGGGCACCCATGACTTCTTCCGTGTACTGGGCAATCAAATTAGCAACCATGGCTTCCGGATCACCCATTTCAGGCATCGGTGGAGCCATTTCAGGTGCAATCTGGCCCATCTGGACGGCCTGTTGGACCTCCATAGCCTGTTGCTGCATCTGTTGCATCTGCATCTCGACCTCTTGCCGCGCCTTCAGGGCGATATGCTCACTCAAATGCGACTGTAACGAGGCCTGAATAGGTGGCGCCCCCATTACCATGGGTGTTTTCATAAATATAATGTGAGTTGTCATATGGGCATCGTGATCTTGGCCCGGAAAAGCCTTCAAAGGCTGCATTGTCAGTACCGTCGCATTCTCAACGCCCGGATCTACTGGTTGAGGTTCCTGCGGAGCCGGAAGCAAGGCCTCAATGTTGTGGACACCAATTGCCTCGTAAATCCTGCGATACGCCTCGTAAAGGTTGTGCATTTCCGGATTAGACTGCGCCAGTTGCAACTGAGTTTGGGCAAGTGCCAATCGTTGGGACATGGAGAAGATGTTTGGATCAGATACGGGTATAACATCGATACGGTCATCGAAATCAGCCTGTTTTATGGAGGAATCAGCCCCGTAGACACTGTACGGGTATTCAGGCGGTAAAGATTCCGCGAAAACACGAGACAACATCTTGAATTCTTGCTTCTGGGCATAGTGCAGTCGCTTGTGTATCGCGGACATGACCTTCGATCCGCGCTCCAAGAGTGCAACAGTCGTTCCAACCGCCGCATTCTGGTTGCCATCGCCAACCTGCATGTCGGCAATAGCCGCAAAACGCTGTCCAGCGTCAACCACAAATCCCAAAAGGGACATTAGTGTCTGACTAGGCTCCTTGTAGGGGAGCGGCATAATGCTTTCTCGTAAAGCACCGCCGGGAACATCAATATCCCTAAACTCGCCAGGAGAAAGAGGTTCGTCAGAATCGCGAATGCGAATACCGCGAGCTTTAAAGCCAGCAGGAAGGTTAGCCAGAGTGCCTGCATCAATTAATTGCCTCAAAATAGAGGTGGCTGAACGTCCCAGACCACCAATCATGTGGAGAAGACCATAGCCATAGAAGCCTAAACCGGGCAAAAACTTGTAATGCGTGAAATACTGGGTCTTCTTGTAATATTCGTCGCCATCCGTCCAATTTCGACGGATTGACAGAACCTTTGAACTGCCTTCGTCTATTGTGACGATATACGGAAGCTTAATTCCCGTCTCTTCGCCGTCTATAGGACTGACATGCTCGAATCCAGGTAGATCAAGGTCCGTATGCACCTCCAAAAGGGTGCAATCTTGGTCATCACCGCCTGTTCGTTCAATTCCTGAGAGACTACGCTCCTTCTCGCGGACCTCGTCATCGTCCTCGTAAGCCAGAATGTCTACATCGCGGTAGAAACCACCCGCCTGAAACTTCCGAACGTCGTTCGTGTTCATCCGTATGACGTGTGTAACGCGGCTTGCCGACGATAAATCCGTCGCATTGTAGGGAACCAGTAAGTCATCAGCCGGAATGAAGCGCGAAACGGCCCTGTCCAGAATGTCGTCGAAGTAAACCTTCTTAAAGGCGCTGCCGGCCAACGGTAAATAGAACAAAAGTCGATCCATCTCCGGGTCGTACTCGTCCATGACGTTCATTATCTGAAAATTCATAAATTCCTGAACGCGGCGGGCCTGAGCCTCTACTTCAGTGGTAGATGCACCCATAACCTGCGTTCTGACAGGTCCTGAACTAGGCAAAAGCTCCTTGTAAGCCTGTGCCTGAAACTGTGTTACCGCCTCGGCAATAACAGGATGTGTGACACCGCTGGCACCACGGAAAGGTTGGTCGCGGCTCTCGTACTTTATGCCGAGAAGCTCTAAACCCTCCGTATAAGCGTCCTCCCACTCCTGGCGTCCACCCTTGTCATCCTCGTAATAGCCCACAAGCTCCGAAGAAATGGCCATCAGGTCCCGTTCGTCCAGAACTTCAGCTAGATTGGCGTCAGGTTCCGCTTGAAGTTGCTCCGTGAGCATATCTTCAAAGTTTAAAACAACCGATCCGTCCTCTTCCTCGACAATACTTGTCGGTTCTTCTATCTCCTCAACCTCAATATCTTCGTCAGACATACCACCTAGAGGCATACCCTGCGAAGGCATCACACCATCAATCAAAGAAGCTGGTTCATTGGCCATGATCTAAATATCCTGCCTTTATTGAAAACAATGGCATCTACTCTTCCCCTTGAGGTGTGACGGCCTCTTCATAATAGACTATAATCTGCTTCTGCTGGTCTATAAAACGCTTAATTTCCGTCATATTGAGAGAAAGGGTCTCATAATCTCGCACACTAAGGGCATAAAACACAAGAATGCCGTTCTCTTTTTCAAATCGCTGCTTGAACGACAAATAATTGTCCTGGGTCACCACATAGAAGTGAATGTCGTTAAGTGCAATGGGGCGAGGGCGCTTTTGTAAAGGTATATTCCGCGCCACCTCCACCGTCTTAACCTCAATGGGTAGTATATCCTTGAAACTGCTACAGCCGCTACTTAACAACAGTAGTAGCACCGGAAATAGCTTCCAAAGACCGGAATAACTTGGCTGTGCCCGCATTAATCTTCTTCTCCACCAA